TACAGCATCTTTATGCGCGTTGTATTCATCCATCGTTGCAAAGAATGCTGGCGACAGCATCAGTTCTTTTTCAATTTCAGCACACGCCTCACGCTCTGCGGCGGCGACAAGGGCGGCAAAGCGTTCAAGATCGTCTATTCCGCATTGCATGTGCGTTGCTCTTTTAGGCTTCTCAGTCATAAAACCAAACCCAGCCTCCCGCGCCATGCGAATGATGTCATCTCTGTTCACGATTGAAATCCTTTCAATCTGTTATTCAAAATACATTTTGAATTCATTTTAGGTTCATCCATAGCCCCACCTGAGCAAAAGCGTAACCAACCCAGATCATACCGTTAGGTAGATCCCCCTTGAGCCACTGGAGAGTGCCTACGATAGCGTAGCCCACCCCTGTAGCCCCTACAATGATGTGTTCAATCATTTTGACTGTCTTTCAATCGTTGTTCCAATCCTTGGATGCTTTTCTCTGTACGTTTTGATTCTTCCAGATATTTCTTGGCATCATCCACGATCTTCTCTACGTCTTCCCTACCAAAGATAGCATCCCACCTACGTGCGTATTCCTCTTCCGAGATGCTGAATGGGCGAGGACTGCTGCCTTTACCGCCATCTGAGTTACTCATAGATCCTCCAGTTTAACTTCAAACATTCTACCAGTATCCACATCATAGCGCAGGTCACAGGCAGGCCCAGTGAGGCCGCTGTACCTGTTCTTCGCCACTGCTACCTTGGTGGTATGCCTCTCAGTAGCATCTGCGCTCATGGAGTTACGCTCCAGGGTGATAACAGCGTCTGAGAGCTGTGCAATAGCTCCTGAGCCTCGCAGTTGGCTTAGAGACACTGCCTGACCATCCTCGTGGCCTTGGTTGCCGTTAGGACGCTTGAGGTGAGACACAACAATCAAAGTAATGTTAAGTTCCTGCACAAGTGTACGCAGGCGAGTCATCATTACATCAATGGCCTTGCGCTCGTCTCCGTTATCTTGACCAGAAATGATGATAGATAAATGATCGAGAAATACAATCCGACAATCACAAGCCTTTGCCATGTACCGGATGCGATTAATAATGTTGTCAGCAGAAGTGCTACCGAAATGGTCAAAAAGATAAATACGATCAGTCCCAAGAGTATGCTGGAAAGCATCATGTAACTCCTCTGTTGATACTTTGGTGTCGGGCAGGTGCAGCAGCTTATTAGCTCTCAAGCTCATAATGCTCCTGGCAGTCTTTCGCACAGATTCCTCCAAGAACATACCGCCGATATTCCACTTCGTGGTGTTCAGGATATGGTAGAGGATCTCTCGCAAGAATTGACTCTTACCCAGCCCAGAGCCTGCAGTGACTGTAATCAACTCAGCAGGACGGAACCCATAGAGCAGGGAGTTCAGTCCCTTAAAGGGGTATAGAGCCTCTGCAGGTTGCTCCGGCTTGCTTACTTCATCCCAGAGTGACGAGGCAGCAACAATTCCGTCAGGGACATACGTCTCAGCCTTCCACCAAGAATCGACAAAAGACTTTGTTTCACCAGATTTAAGATAATCACAGGCATCCTTACAATCTTGAATATGTTTAACAATCTTGGCCTTAACACCGAACAGTTCAGCTACCTCCTCTGCTGCCTTCTTCCCAGGCTCATCAGCATCAAAGCAGATCACCACGCTGTCAAAAGAGTCCAGCCATTCAAAGTTAGCCTTACAGTCCTTCAGGGCACTCTGAGCACCATTCTTGATGGATACCACAGGCCACTTGCTACCCAGCATCTGGAAGGCCGCTAGTGCATCCAGCTCGCCCTCCACCAGCGTGACGTACTTGCCTCCCTTGTGGAACAAGGATTGACCGAATAGGGTAGATTTACCCCAATGTCCCTCCACCGAGAAGGTCTTGTTAGCCACTGTACGCACCTTGGAGGCCACATAAGCACCAGTCTCATCAGCATACGGATAGATATGCTTCTGACCTGTCTGAGTGACCTTGTAATGCTCGCAGGTGTCCCTGGTGATCCCTCGGTCTGGGATCGGTTTAACTTCGCCTTCAGTTTTCATGGCATTTGCTCGGTTAATTGCTTCTTTCCATCGTTCTTTATCCTCATGGGAGGATTCAGATTCTATCACCCCACAGGAAAAGCAGTAGGTATGTCCGTCTGAGTAGAGAGCATTAGCGTCAGAGGAGCCGCAGTGCTCGCAGGCGATATGCCTAACGAATTCTGAGGTAGTGTCATGAATCACTGGTTCTTCTCCTTGTAATTACCCCAACGATGCCCGCCGCAAATGCAACTTGGGTATGGGCGCATGCAAACTGGGCAAAACCCTGTGATCTTCATATATTCTTCTCTTTGAGTTTGGCTTCAATGGCGATGGCAAAATTCATTGCGCGTTCAAAGTTTTCAGGCGCGTTCCAGATTCTTCCTCGTTCATCATGTGTTAGCCCAACCCATTCACGCTGTGGTTGTGGGACAAACATCGCCTCGACATTTTTGGTCTGATCGCGCTCACAGTAAACGGACACAGTGTGGTCTTTATCTATCTCAAGGTCAGCCACAACCATGTCTTGCCCCCATTGGGTTTTGATCGGGGCATCATTCCATTGCCACGGCTCCTGCTTCTCTTCCTCAGTCGGTGGTTCGCCTACATCAGCAACCCAAGCATCTGGCTTTTGAGAAAAGCAAAGACACGCTTCAAACTCAGGATCATCCTTTGTGATTTCAAGAAAGTCCCATTCAGGACAATAATGACGCTTCTCAGCGTCCGATGTTTTATCGGACTGAATCGAGCTAACGCTCGATGCCTGCTGTGGTTGTGGGGTGGTGTAAAGGGGTGTCCACAATGCACCGCCATATTGATCATTGGCTGGCACTTCTTCTCTCAGCATCATCCAGCGATTGCTTCCCGTGATTGCTGTGTTTTGAAATCCCCACGCCACAGGCTCTTGCTTCTTTGCCTCTGCAATGGCTTGGCGTAGGCCAATCGTTGCGTCTTTTGCTTTTGCGTAGGCTTTGCTTCCATAAGGCAAGTCATAACTTTTGAACTCTTCCATCATCGCTTCCAACGCCTCCAGCGCCTGTTTCATTGCTTCTATGCTCATGCGTCTCTCCCTGTTTGATCCATCATTACTGTGCGTGCCAGTGCCTCGCAAGTCTGACAAGGTTGCGGGGTGACTTGCGGGGTGACTTGCGGGGTGACTTGCGGGGCTTCATACAAAGGTTTACCGGATGTCCCATCGATCTGTTCCCATTTGTCATAGTCATTGATCGTGAAATAGCCCACCGGCTCCTGCCGCTCGGCCTGCTCAATGGCGAGGCGCAGGGCGGAGATTAGCCCGTCTGTTTCCTTGTGTTTCAAGGCGTAGTTGTAAAGCCGCGCATCCTCCAACGCCTCCAGCGCCTGTTTCATTGCTTCTATGTGGTTCACTTAAAACCCCTCATTTGAGCCTTTATTTCCTGCAGGACTATCTCAGCCCCTACCCCATAGTTTTCATGCGATCCTAGGGTGCTTTTAATCGATTCTAGGAGCATTCTGTTGGACACTGCTTCCTCAGCACACTTCAGCAGGAAAGATTCCTCCGGTAATGTGTATTCCATGATGACTTTCATAAGTACTCCAGTGTCACTTAAGTGACAGTTTAATGATGGTTAAGACAAAAACAAAGAAAGACAACAACATTAGAGGTCTTCCTCTAATTTATTGATCTTAGCTTCATCTCTTTGAATCTTCATGTTTCCAACGTCTGCAAGGACGTTATCCATACCGTATTTGTCAAACATATCCACGATGTCATTGATCGTGGACCAATACCATGATTCTTCAATCAATTGCATCAATTCATCAGTGCTTTCGTTTTCCATGGTTTCCCCTTTATCTTAAAAGTTAATTAAAGACAATAAACATTAATGATTTATTAATCTTCAATGTCTTCTATGCTTAAGAGTACTCTATAGTTATTATAGAGTATCTCATCTTCCCCTTCGGTGCTCAGGTCAACATCAAAGTCCCTATGAGTCATAAGGTCTTTACGTTCTGCTACTGGTAGATTGGTGGCTAGACCCTTAAAACATGAGTTGCAAAGGTCAAAATATATCCGTGTGCGTTGAACACGTCTAGTGGCCTCAAAATCGGTCAATATTGCATCACAGATCTGGCAGTGCATTAGTTTTCCCCTTAAAATCTTCGATTTAAGACGTTTTTATAGCTTCAGGCTACCCAGGTATCAACCATACCAAAATAATCGCTCCTGGGCCGTTCTGATGCGTTTTAGGACTATTCCAGAGCCCTATCTGGCAAGACAATCAGAGACTTGGTGATTTTCTTACGATTGTAGTCCTCCCGGAAGCACACAAACTCATCTGTCCCCAATTTAGCCACATAGGCGTCTGAGTGCCTAGTTGAGTAGCACCGGGATTGTGCTCCCTGGTGCTCAATATCGTTGAAATGACTGCTCAGACGGTATCCAATGACCCCAGACAGGGCCACGGCAGTGACAGACCCCAAAAGCCAGATTGTTCGTTCAGTAGGGGTCATTTTCTTGGTCCTTGTATTCGGTGAGAATCTCTTTCAGCAGGGAATCACACAATATTGGCATGATGTCGATGTTCTTGACGTACACGGCCTCAATGTAGGGGCTTAGTGTCTCATAATCCTGCCCGTTAGCATATCCCCAGACAGAATCGAAGGCAATAGTAACGTCCATCGGTGCGTTAAGGTCTGGGTGATGATATTCAAAAATATCGGTGTTTAGTTCGTGCATATCGGTGCATCCTCTGCGTCTGATGGATAAGGGACGAATCCCTTGGGGTCTTTATAGGGTTTCAGGGGTTGGGTTGGGAAAGGCCAGTATGGGTCAGTCATGGTTGCACCTTTGCGTTTTGATGGAAATGACCGACCATCTGTGCAAATCTTTTCACATTGTCGGTTGAACGATAGCGTCTCCCACTTTTCAGGAAATATTCCACATCTGTCAGCTTCCCGTCAGCATCAAACCATGCGGACAGTTTACCACCTTCCCCGTATGGGATTTTGTGTAGAACAAACCCACCAGTAGAGAATTCTTGTTTCTGCGTCATTCTGCATTCTCCTCTGCATATTCTGCAATCATGTGCTTGGCGATTTCGTACCAGTTTACATCAGACAGAAACGCCAGTGCGTAATCCCTGGCAATTCCCTCATCGCTGGATGACTCAATCACTGTTTCTGCATGGTTTTTTAGATCAATGCCAAGATCATATACCTCTTGATCCAGATCAAAACATTCCGCATTGTACTGACAATCAAACAGTTCCAGATGCACTCGCCAAGTAGCGTAATTTGTCCAGCCATTGTATTTTGAATCGCTCATGTGCTAATCCTTTGCAAGTTGAATCGGTGCAACAGCGCACCCGATAGCCCCCAGCAGAGACTATCAGTTGACCTGTTATTTTGGCAGGTTATTTAAGTCTACATCATACCTATCTTTTACAAATTCTTCTATTTCATGTTTACTGGACATCCACCCATGATAGAACATCTGGACATTTTGCCCTAATTCCCGGTGTGTTCTTTGCAACAATCTAAACAATCTCCTGTCATATGTGTTAAGAGAATCCCAAAATTCTTTCCATGTTTTTGGTTTTTTCATGGTTTCCTCACTTGACCTGTTACATGCTTTATAAATATTTGACTAGGCGATTGAATCCCCAAAAATTATCATATCGGGTTAGGTCAACCACAAACAAGGCGGGACCGTGGCATGTGTTATGCACAGAGAATTGATTCATCATGATTTTTCCCTCACTTGGTTAAGATGTCAAAGTAAGCCAAAGCGCACATTGTCAGACAGAGGCCGATGGCGATGGCTAGGATGTAGTCTAGGATGGATTCTTTCATGCTTGCTCCAGATTGTTCAATTGTTGTTCCAGGCCACCCTTGGTGGTGTCAAATAGCTTTCCTGCAGGTGTGTAGGCAGTCCACCCGTGGGACTCTCGCAGGACTCGAATGTCCACCCTACCGAACACGCAGTAGGATGCTGAGCGAGTCCCAAAACCTGTACCTGCCCACGTCCTGGGTGTTTGCTTGATGATTTGCATGATTCAAGCCCCAGTTAAATGTAATTCTCTTCCATCTCCAGTACCGCATCGCTGTCCAGTTTCAGGACACGCGAGACAAGGTAGCTGGCATCATCGAATTCGACACCCTCGCTGGTGACGTACTCCAGCACAACCCAGTTGCTGTGCCCTTCGCTGTGCATGGCTTTGATGTTGGCGATGATGATAGGGTTCATGATGCTTGCTCCGTTGTTGATGGTTTCATTGTAGCCAGCCTTGGGAGACTGGCTATAGGTGTTTACCCTAGTCAATCCTTGTAAATGTTAAGCCACACAATGGCTTCTTTTTTGGTGCGACACTCACGCACAATCCTATCACCGACCTTAACAACCCATTCCACTAGTGCAGTAGTTCTATGGTTGTAGGATTCTTTGCGGTACAGGCTAGCTTTGCCAAGTGTTAAGTGAAGTGCTTGCATGGTGTTGCCTCTTATGCGTAGGTGCAGGATTCTTGGGTTGCGTACTGGTTGGTGCGCTCAGGCGACCACCAGGACATGACAGTGAGCAGTCCTGCTTTGGTCTCTGCTTGGTTGATCTCAACATCGTTGTCATTGTACAGTGTCCAGTTACGGGCACCGTAGAGACGTTCTAGGATGAACGTGTGACCATGCAGGGCTACAATGTAGCGTCCTGGTGCTAAGCGTGCGGTTTTCATGTGTGCTGATCCTTTGCAAGTCTGGGACTGCCCTGTGCCTTCCCATTGCCTCTAGTATGCCACCATTCCCAGGTGTGCACACTAGGGAAAACCCTAGGTTTATCATAATTGTTTCTATCACGCCACAGTTTCGATAGCTTTTCCCTAAACCCTCAGCAAGGCCCCTAGAACGGCCTAGGAGACGTTTTCAGGTCTCAGGCCACCCAGGTATCAAAAATAGTTATCCACACCAGTAGTGGTACTTGTCCACAGTCTTAGGTCTTATATAAGACTAACAACCTGTGGATAACCCAGGCACAGACCTTGCATGGTACTGTATAGACATACAGTATAGGGTTTACCCTTGCTCTGTTGTTTCACGTGGAACACTGCTAAGTTAGTGAGCATTAACTAGTAACCGCAGGTTAGCTCTAGAGGCACCTTCACCGGCCCTCACGTGCACCTTGTATGATTGTCTGACAATCCTATCGTATATTGTATTCTGTATACAGACTTGTGAGTAAGCACTGACACACTACCTATAGTGTCCTGCGAAGTGAGCACACACTACCTATAGCGTGTCGCTAGTGAGTACTTACATAGGGGGGAGGGGTGTTGCGCTAGTGTTTACTTTTGCGGTAGCCTCTAGCGCTCACAAAAAAGTAATAATTTAACATAATTATGCACTAAAAAGGTGCTAGACAGAATGATGTAAGTTATTGAAAGATAAAGACAAATAGACAAAAAAGAGCACAGAAGCTGAAAGATAAGAAAGGATGTACTTTAGAGGGCATCCGTGCACCCTGGAAGCGGGACTTTAAAGTGAAGACCTAAACAGAAAAAGACAAATATTTAAATAAAAAGCTTGACAAGTGCATAAAAGTATGATAAGCTACTCTATAGTATACTTAGAAGTACTTAAGTATACTTTTAAGTACTCTAATGCGTTAAAGTAACTTTAATGTTAAATAATAATTATATATAAATATATAAGATAACATTAAAGTACATTAAAGATATAGGGTACTCTAAGATTTTTGTCTTAACATCTCCTTGAAGGATAAAGATGGATGTAGAAACTAAGGATGATTTGTCTACCATTAAGGTAGGGTCCAAGGGCGGACGCTTAGGTAGACCTAAAAAATCAGATATTGTCTCCAAGAAGAAGGGGAATCGTGGGTTGGTTGGTCGTCCTGCCGGGGATGCGGCAAGGATTAATGAATTTAAGGCAAGGTTGCTTGGGACCACCGGAGATAAGGTTATAACCAAGATTATTGAAATTGCCATGAACGACGAGCATCCAGGTCAGATGGCTGCATTGAAGTTCGCTGGTGAGCGTATCCTGCCTATATCGGCTTTTGAGGCTGCTAAACAAGGTGGAGGTACCCCGACCATTCAGATTAACGTTTCGGGCCTTGTAGGGGCTTCTAGCGGCCTCCATGAGCCTGTTACGATAGTAGAAGACATCACGGATGTTGAGGTTAAGGAAAAATGACTGAACTTAACTTCGCTTTGCTCCGGTGGCAACAAGAGGTCTTTGGGTCTAAGAAACGATTTAAGGTGGTAGCAGCAGGGCGTCGATGTGGTAAGTCCAGGTTGTCTGCTGTTACCTTGTTGATTGAGGGTTTGAATTGTCCTGACGGTTCAGCGGTGATGTATATTGCTCCAACGCTGGGACAGGCTAGATCGATTATCTGGGACTTGCTGCATGAGCTGGGCAGGCCAGTGATTAAGTCCAGCCACGTGAACAACCTTGAGATCACGTTGATAAACGGACGAAAGATTCTGGTTCGGGGAGCTGATAACCCAGACTCTTTGCGTGGTATGTCTCTGACTTATGTGGTCCTAGACGAGTGTGCATTCGTTAAACAGGATGTGTGGGAAAAGATTATCCGAGCATCTTTGTCAGACAAGAAGGGTAGAGCATTGTTTATTTCTACTCCTTCTGGCAGGAACTGGTTTTATGATGTGTTCCAGTTAGGTCAGACGGAAGATGAAGAGTGGAAGAGTTGGCACTTTACCACCAAGGACAATGAAACCATTGATCCGAAGGAAATTGATGCTGCTCAGAAGACTCTCAGCTCTTTTGCTTTCAAGCAGGAATATCTGAGTTCCTTCGATACTGCAGGAGCTGACGTATTCAAGGAAGAGTGGTTTAAAGAAGCAAAAGAACCTCAGTTTGGGGCTTACTATGTTGCAGTGGACTTGGCTGGGTTTGAGGATGTGGCTAAGAATGCTGGAGCATCCAAGAAGCGATTAGATGAGACTGCTATTGCTATTGTTAAGCTTTTGGATAACGGTGATTGGTGGGTTCATAGCATTGAGCATGGTCGATGGGACATTAGGCAGACTGCTGTCAATATTCTGAAGACCATCAGGGATTTCCAACCGAGTGCAATCGGTATTGAGCGAGGAGCATTGAAGAATGCTGTCTTACCTTATTTAAATGATTTGATGAGGAAGAATAACATCTATGCCCATATACATGATCTTACTCATGGAAACAAAAAGAAGGTGGACAGAGTTATCTGGTCATTACAGGGACGCTTGGAGCACGGTCGAATTACGTTCAATGAGAATGAAGATTGGACTGAGTTTAGGGATCAACTCGTCATGTTCCCTACCTCTGGTGTGCATGATGACCTAGTGGATGCTTTGAGTTATGTGGATCAGCTTGCGGTTGCTAACTACAACGCTGATTATGAGGAAGATGAGTTTGAAGTTCTTGACCCTATAAGCGGATACTGATTATGAAACAAGGATTGTACGCAAACATCAACGCCAAGCGTAAGCGCATTGAAGCTGGTTCTGGTGAGAGGATGAGGAAACCTGGAAGTAAGGGTGCTCCCACGGCTCAGGACTTCAAGGACTCTGCCAAGACCGCCAAGAAGGGAAAGAAAAAGAATGGCTACTAAAGCTAAAGATCCTCGGCTTGAGCGAGCTGGTGTTGAGGGCTATAACAAGCCCAAGAGGACGCCTAATCATCCCACCAAGAGCCACGTAGTTGTGGCTAAGGATGGAGATGAGATTAAAACAATTCGCTTTGGACAGCAAGGCGTACAAGGTTCTCCTGAAGGCTCAGCCCGTAACAAGTCTTTCAAGGCTCGACACGCAGAGAATATCGCCAAGGGGCGCATGAGTGCGGCGTACTGGTCGAATCGGGTGAAGTGGTGAAGAAAAATCAAAAATATGAAGGGACAGCAGTTGAACGTAGACGTCAAGCTGCAAAAACGTGGAAAGAACGTCATCCTGAGAAAGTTCTAAATAAAAGATACAAAGAAAGATACGGGATTACATACGATCAGTATAAAGAGATGTTAAAAAATCAAGATCACAAATGTGCTATTTGTGGCGTTGATGAAGTAGACTCTAGAGATGAAAAACTTTGCGTAGATCACGACCACGACACTGGAAAAGTTCGTATGCTTTTATGCCATAACTGTAATTGTGGTTTAGGGCATTTTAAGGATAACCCCAGTCTTTTGGAACAAGCTGCGGCTTATTTAAAAGTTAAATGGTAAGGAAACACAATGGACGATAACGAATACGAAGAAGGCTACGAGGAACCCACAGAAAGCGAGCGAGAGCTTGTTGATTTTGTGATCGAGCATACCAACCGTTGGCGTGACTATCGTGACACTAACTTCCTAGCTGACTGGGACGAGTACGAGCGTATCTTCCGTGGTCGCTGGAGTGCTCTTGATAAGACAAAAGAGACTGAGCGTAGTCGTCTGGTGTCTCCTGCAACGCAGCAGGCTATCGAGACCAGGCACGC